CAAGAGAAGAACGGACTGTATAGCACTCAATATTATTTCCGGCAACTAAGCCCCCTATCGGATCCATGTTTTTATTGTATTGTCTATACTTATTCGGGTTTACTTGCTCTTCTCCATACTCTTCTGTTGCCTCTTTCTTGCTCTTAATTCTATCCGGGCTAGTAGGAATTCTTTCGTGATACCCTCTTTTTGTAGTGTAAAGGCGCATGCTTCCGCATATAAGCCTTCCTGTGCCACTGATTGCACTGCACGACACACTTCCTAAAAACTTTGTATCCCTCAAAATAATGTCTTCAAAATTCCCTTTTGGTGTTGCATTGATATACACATCACCATAAGCATTAATTTCTTTTGCTTCCCCATATTTCCCGGTCACATTCCTTGCGTTAATTCTTGAATTGGTTTTCCCATACCAAGATGAATTTCCATATTGGTCTGTTTTAATTTCCCACCCGGCAATGTTTCCACCTGTTGCGACTATCTCCCCTCTTGCAATGGCTTTGCTATCATTTACAACAAAGTTAGGGCTGTTTATTTCCAGCCTGTTCCCCTTAATTTCCAAAGTATCACTAGAAAGATTGATTTGATTTGTCACATCCCCTTTACTAACAAGAAGTTTTATTCCTTCTTCCGCAACTTTAAGCTCCGACTTAATCTTATTCTCTGTTTCTTCCACTCTGGAAAGCAGGCCACCAGCCCCCATATCCAGTAAAGAAAGATTATGTTTTGTTTCTTCATACCTCGTCAGTTCATCAGCGGAAAAATTATCGTCAGGATCCAAAGAAGAAAAGACATTCTGCACTGCTCTATTAATTCTTGTTATATGCCCCTCCACTTCCTTCATTTCGTGAATTGATTCCGGGCTTCCTGCTTTATAAATCATCGCTTAACTCCTTTAACTCCTGCAAAGCCTTCGTAATTACCCCGTTTAAATTCCCATAGCTAACGGCATAATACCCATTTTCCATAGTCTTCACGATTCCGTAAGTGTCGCCTGTTTCAAGCACTTCTTGAGCAATCAGTCCAAAATGCGTTCCTTCTGTGCTCTTTAGAGTGTAGGAAACAGGGTGCAAGGAAAGAATATAATCTAAGGCGTTTTCAATAGGTTTTATATCCTTTTTTATTCTCCTGTCGCTCCACGCAATACCTGCGTTATCCGACCAAACATCGTAGCAGGAAAGGAATTTGTCTACCACAATATCAGAACAGCTGCCGCAATTTGCGACTACAGAACTGCACCTCATTTCATCACAGTAAAACCAACCGAAATAGGTCTTTTCCGTTACCTCTACATGGCAATTTTGAAGGTCTATATGACAGTCCGTAATATCATCGTATGTCGTAATGTTTAACGAATTACTTACATTTATCGTAGTTCCACCAAGGCCGCAAGCAGATATGGTATCGCCAGTTAGATAGGCTCCTTCTCCGTCTCTTGCAATATGAAAGCTTCCAAAACTCCCGCTCTCTGCCGTCACTGTTCCTGTAAGGCTTAGATTTCCCGCCTTGTCTAATTTAAAGTTTTTTGAATCAACCTCTAACCCGCTTCCATTTATCACTATCTTTTCCGGGGAAAGCTTAATCTCGTTAAAAAGGTCATCTTCCTTTACATAAAGGCTTAGTACTCTACTTGCCTGTTCTATTGCACTCCTCGCCTTCTCTGTATGATCTTCCATTGCAAGAGTAAAGCCGTCCATAGAGTGCACAAGTTGAACGGCCTTCTCTTCGTTTTGGTAAAACTTCTGATATTCAGACGGGACTATATTGTCACCGTCCACATTCTCCGAAAGAAAGCGGATCTTCTTATTCAGCTCCGTAAGGTACAGCTTTACTTTTTCAAGGTTCTTAATCTCTCCAATTGCGATCTTCGGAACTGTAAATACACTCATCGCTCGCTTCCTTTCCCTATGGTTTTACTCATGCCGTACAAGGTGAATTTCCCTTGCCCTTCAAGTTTGTACTGATACCTTTCGCAACGCTTTAGCTTTACAGGCACAAGATAGGTATCTCGCCTGTCTGCAGTAACCGACGCTTCTCTTCTCCAAGTAACTTCATTGTCGTACCGCACATACACGGCAAAATAAGCGTCTGCGTCCAGTTCCATATTAAATTGCAAGGAACGGACTTTCTTTTTATCCAGCGCGCCTTCTTCCATGTAAACAGATTCCAACATCCAATCTGCGCCAGTATCCGATTCATCTACCCTATAACTTGTTTCTCCGCCTCTGTTTTCGTATAGCTTTCCTTCTCCGTACACTCTACTGAAAAGCTTATTTCCCGGAACACGGATATCGTCGCTTTCCTCATACTCCAATTCTTTTATTATCAGCCCCTTCTTAAGGTCAAACACATAGGTAGCACCTTTCCCTTTATGTATAAGATCCACATAGTACTTTCCGTTTAGCTGTCCACCTATAGCTTTGTCCCACTTAATATTGAGTTTATCTGAAACCGATTCGGGCATTCCTCCTTGATACATCATCACGGAATCTCGCCCCACATACATTACAGCTTCGTTCACATGGCAAAGAGACTCACTGCAACCCTTCATTACCCCTCGTGCCTGCACGGTGTCTAGGCTGAAGTTAGATGGCTTTGTCCCGTAAATAGTATGGATATAGTCCTCTTTAAAGAACACAACATAGCCTTGCTGTGATATTACCCCAGTAAAGTCTCCGTCACTTCCTACGGACACCGCATAGCTGTCTGCTGCAGTTCCTTGGAAGCTTTTCCAATTGGTAGCGTCTCCAAGCTTTGACGCATATATTTCATGATTCTTACTGGAGCACCCCCAAAGGCGATTGTTAAACTCACAAACGAAATCCAAGTCGGGGATTTTTCGCTCGATCTTAACTCCGCTTTCTTCCGTGATACTTCTAAGAGAAGCCCCGTTTTCATCCACTGCAGAAATCACGATAAAGTCATCGCCTATTTCTTTTATTGCCTTTGCCGAATTAAGCGTCTCGACATACTGTGTAAAGCCCGACAGAGTAACAACATCGTCTTTCTTGAAATTCTTCCCGATATTCTTTCCTTGAATCTTTACAAAACTGGATCCTTCCGATACTGGAGCAATACTTATCTGCCCTTCCTGCGCATAGGACGCTTCCATATCGATTAATTCCTCTGTAGCTGTATTAAACAGCTTCTTATCGGGGAAAATGCAGATATACGCCCCCATTCCCACTAAGATTCGTGCGTCACTATTAGGCACGAGTGGCAAGGTTTTTTCGAAGTTGTGGTAGACGAGCGCATTAGGGGTAAAGACATAAAGCCCATTCTTCCAAAAAATCTGATAGTTCTTTTCGCTGACTAGGCTTCCTACATCGACCGCCTCTTTTTTTTCACAAGTAGTTAAAGACGGATAGAGCCTTGAAGATATGTTTTTCATATCTAAAAACTCATTGTCCGCCCCAACGCTTGACTGGTTAAGCCCACCAAATACGCCTATATTCTGTTTCACTTTCCCCAGTGCTTGCATAGGTTTAAAATTCATCAGATTAACCCCCTCGGCTTCCTCTCTGCATGGACAAGGTAACGATTCATATAGCTAAGCCATGCCTCTTTCTCTGCCTGGTACGCCTGTACATCATTCGCATAGCTCTCTATTTCATCCTCTAAGAAATCAATCTTTGCTTTAAGGTATGCGATATAAATACCGCTGAAACGGCTGTCTAAGAGAACCACGCTATCCATGTCCTGCGCCGTGTACGGGGACAGAACGGGAAGCCCTCTATCAATGCTTACAATCTTCTTTTCTCCATTTTCCTCTGTCTCTTCCGCTACCCGCACAGCTTCATTCTGTGCTTCTCCGTCTCTCTTAACACTTTCTAAAGGATTCCCGATATAATACGGGTCCGTCCCCATTATGGTGACTTTTCTTTCCGTACTTTCTTCTCTAACAGCTTCCCCCTTTAGTTCATCCTTCTCTTTATGGAGATAAGCTCTTGCGTGTATTGGTTTGATAAGTGCCTCCGTGCCCCTCTTAAAGGCGATATAGTGGTCGAATATCTCCGCTTCCACTTCATTTAAAAACTGTAATTTAAGACTCTCGCTTGTGGCGTTCGGCCTTGCGTCATCAACGAGAGAAAGAATCTCCCCTACTGTTATTTTCATTGTCTCCGCTCCTTCCTTTTTTATTCATTGTCCCCTACTTGCCCTATATTTTCCCAAGCAAAAAGAGAGGGTCTCCCCTCTCCCTTTGCCTATTACGGCATTTCAACTCTGAAACAAACAGGAATAATAAGTTTTTCCCCTTCATGTCCTTTCATGAATACTTTTTCTGTGTTACGGGGTGTTTCTTTTCCCTGTTTATCAATAACAACAACATTACCATTAAAACATGTAGATGTAATGTACTCTCCTTTGCCAAGCGCACGGCGGAATCGCTCCTGTTTGAAAAGTGGGTACTGTCCAATATTGCCCAGTTTGTCTGATACTCCCGAAGAAAGAGCATATAACAATATGTCTGTAGTTGAAACCACTTCGCCAACTCCAAAAGTCCAGAACGGGCATTCTGCCCTCTCTCCGCCTTCTTCCACAAATTCTACTTTCTTGATGTTGCTCTCTTTTTCAGCGTTCTTGTGTCATGT